ACAGCAAAAATCGGGGCGTGGCCACCTGAACCCAGATTGGGTAGAGTGGTTGATGGGTGTGCCGACAGGGTGGACAGGATTAGGCTCTTGGGAAACGGAGTAGTGCCACAAACGGCGGCAAAAGCATGGGATATACTTAGCAAAAGATTAAACTAGAACTGTAGGAGGTTCACCAATGAAACAAGAAGAACGATTACTTGATTACTTAGCTACAACCCCAACCATTACCAGCATCCAAGCCTTGAATGAGCTAGGTATATTTAGGCTGGCTTCGCGGATCAGTAACTTAAAAAAGCAAGGCCATAAGATTACTAGCCGAATGGTTCCAGTGACTAACCGATACGGTGAAAAGTGCCATGTATCTGAATACTCGATGGGGGGAACGCAATGATTCTTAATACTGGGGAACGCTGGGAGCCTGAAGACACTGACATGATTGCATGGGCTAAAGCTTATCCGGCAGTCGATGTCTTCCAAGAGATCAGAGCAATGGAGTCTTGGCTTGATGCTAATCCTAAGAAGCGCAAGACAAAGGTCGGCATTAAACGCTTCGTGAATAGCTGGCTTTCACGCTCACAAGATAGGGGTGGAAGCAGTCCGGCAGTTATTGGTAAGCAGGTAGTGAAGCTAGACCCTTCAGGTATAGGCGCAACTCCTGTTATGCTAAGGTCTTTGACGATGAATATGCAGCTTACTGATGTTAGCTGGCTAGACCCTCAAGATGCTCAGGTTATGAAGCAATTTTACCTTGATCAGCGTGGGTTTTATTTTGATGGGGTGCTTAGAAATGCGTGAATCAAAAATTAGAGGCAGAAAGGCAGGCAAGCCGCCAACTCACTACCTCTTTACCGGCAGCAACGAGGCTTTAGTGACTGGGGCAACTTACACCATTCCCGAAATGGCTGCTATTGTTGGCATAAATGACAAAACTATGCACAGCCGAATGAAGGGTAAATGCGAGTTTACAGACAAAGAGGTAAGGGCGAAGAACTCGGACGGCCCCAACTTTAAACGGCCAGCACTCTATGAACACCTTGAGACTACAGACATGAAGCTGTCAGACAAGTGGCTAAGGGTGAAGTTATGAGCCAAGGCGATTACGTTACAATCAATAGCAAGGTTGACGCAGAGAAGAAAATACCCTTTCTGTTGAAGCGTGTAGATAGCTGGGACTATTCAAACGCCCTAGTCATTAGGTTTGAGCGTTACGATGATTCGCGATCACTAGGGCAGAATGCTCTGTTTCACATTTGGTGCAGGGAGATGTCGGAGGTCTTTGTTAAAAAGGTTCCCAACGCTACAGAGGAAGGCATGAAGTTTATGATGAAAAGCATGTTTCTTGGCACTCATTCAATAGCGATAGGGAAGGAGGCATATTCTGATCAGGTAATGCCACTGCCAAAGCATAAGGGTGAAATGTTTCACTTTATGGAGCAGGTATATCACTGGGCGGGACAAAAGGATGTAATGTTATCCTTACCGCAGTACAATGAATACACTGCGCTAAAGAGTAAACAGGAGAAATAGGCATGGCCAAGATTGATCCGAACGTATTGAAGGAATTTGCAGAGACTGAAAGGCAGGCGGTTGTGTGTCAGGCTGTTATTGAAAATGGCTCTAATACCAAGGCTGCCGATGCTTTAGGCATTGGGCGTAGGGGCGTAGATAAGATCATGAAACGCCTAGAAGGTAAGGCGGCAAGTAAGGCGGTAGCGCCCCATAAGAGTGTAGACCGTGAAACAATGGAAGGCTTTGAAGCCAAGCGGGTTTCTACTGCTTACAAAGAAGATGGGACTGTAGCATTACAGTGGGTGATCCAAGAGCCTGAAAAGCGCAGCATGAAGCAGAAGCTGGACGCTATGCTTGAGGGCATGAAAGACGACCTTAGCGAGTTTAAGAAGCCAGTAAAAGCCCCCAAGAAGAACAACGCAGACTATCTAGCCATGTACATGATTGGCGACCATCATTACGGAATGCTTGCCGACAGCGAAACTAAAGTTGATGACGATGATTGGGACGTTAAGATAGCGACCAAAATACTAGTTGAATCAACTGACCGACTAGCCAACAGGGTAGGAAATGCGGAAGTAGGAGTATTGCTGAACGTAGGTGATTTTTTTCACGCTGACAGCAGCGCCAACACTACTACTAAAGGCACCCCGGTTGATGTTGATACCCGTATCGGAAAGACCTTTAAGCTAGCTGGCCGATTGTTTCAGGTTCTTATTGATAAGATGCTAGAGACGCACAGAGAGGTTGTAGTAATTAACGTCAGGGGCAACCATGATTCAGATATGGCTTGCCATTTGTCGAGTTGCCTTGAGCTGCTTTACAGCACAGAGAAGCGCGTCAACGTCCTACAAAACTATTCCAAGTTCATTCACTACCAGTGGCACAACAACCTGTTCGTATTTCATCACGGCGACCGAATGAAGCACGAGCAGATCTTGCAGGTAGTTATTAAGAACCTTGATGATCAATGGAGCCAGTCCAAGAACAGATACTGTCACCTTGGGCATATTCATCATCACACGGCCAGAGAGGTCGGCTCTATGCACTTTGAGCATTGGGGTAGCCTAACTGCCACAGATCAATGGCATTCAGATTCAGGATACGGTTCAGAGCGTTCTATGACTGCTGTGGTTTACCACAAAGATCATGGTGAAGACTCACGAGTGAAGATTAAGGTAGAGGGTTAAGATGGGTGATGTTATTAACTTTCCACCGAAAACTATGCAACTGCACCGCAAATTTTGTGATGATTGCGCGAGTGTTCTTGAGTTTTGGCTTGGTGACGATGATGCTGCTTACGGTGTATGCACTAGCTGCATGGATCTTATACCTTCAGAAATTGAATTTAACGAAGAATTAATAGGGGAAGAATAATGGTTGATCCAGATGTAAGCGATTGGGAGCGATTGAGAAAAGAAATACCGGCAGTAGAGAATAGCATTGATAACGCTATGGCTGAATGTCACAGTAACTGGGCAGAAGAAGACGTAGTTAATAACCCTAGTCATTACGCCAGCGGTGGTATTGAGTGCATTGATGCAATTCAGGAATCCATGTCCGAAATTGCATTTAAAGGGTATCTTAAAGGCAATATACAGAAATACCTGTGGCGCTATGAGATGAAGGGAAAGCCAGCAGAAGACCTGAAAAAAGCTCAATGGTATTTGAATCGCCTGATTGATTCGCAGGAATGTGAAGATGGCTATTAAACGCGATGCAGCAGACAAGTGGTTTAGTGACGTTGTAAGGCAGAATGCTGGCTTTGAGTGCGAGCATTGCCACAAGCAAGAAGGAAGGATGGAATGCGCCCATATATTCGGCAGGGCTGCAAAGTCCGTTAGATGGTCAATGATGAACGCTGTATGCCTTTGCCACTACTGTCATCTGACCTTCACTGCCAACCCTTTAGACTTCACTGCCTGGCTGGAGCAATACAAAGGCCAGGGACATCTAGATATACTGCGGGAGAAATGGCAGGTTTTGATGAAGACAAACAAGCTATTGAGGGCTGAGATTGCCAAGCATTACAGGGAAGAGCATAAAAAAATGCTTGCCAGTGAGAGCTATGAGCCGGTTTCTTACAATTAATTGATTTATTTGTATCAGAACGCTTTACATTGTCAAGATAAAGCCCCATAGTTACACCTCATTCAATGAAACAAGGGAACAATATGAAACATTCACTTAGTTACAGCCAGCTAAACCAAATCGACCAAGCTGCTGAAGTCAAAAAAGACAACCGCATGGGCATTATTGCCGCTGTGGTTTTATTCTCACTGTATTGCATGGCTTCAACCATGGAATTCAACGACTGCCTCAAGGGAATATGCTAATGACTGATTCACTACCTGAATTTAAACGCTGGCTTTCTAATGCGCTAATGGCTTACAAGCCTTCATACAAGCATTTTACTGGGGATTTTATTGATTACACTGACGAGCATAAGGATGACATTTGCTATAACTTTTTGCTCAATTTTCCTAGCTGGTGGGATGACGTACTACCCCCGCAAACGTCCAATCCTTCAAACTTCCTCTTTGTTCTTTACAGGGGATCGTTTAACGAAAGCATTTCAATATCAATTCGCGAGGATATTTATTTGTCACTTGAAATTGGTTTAGCGGATATTGTCGAGTCCGTTTTTAACGAAACCTTTAACATTCCGGTTGAGGAGTTTGCAGGATATGAGGTGGGGCAATGAAAAGATTAATTGATGTAACTGAAGCCATACCTGAAGACGCTATTGGCAATCTTAACGGCTTGTTTTATAAAATTGGCTTGCATAACTTTAGTTACTACTGGAACGGGGACGAGTGGCTGAGAAGCCAAAAGCCAGCGATTTTGATAGAGGCTGCGCTTGAGAAGTGCCGCAATAAATTTTCTTTTAACAACGAGGGTTAAATAATGACCGATAAATACAAAGAAATGGCCGATAAAGAAAAAGCAATGGCCGAGATGATTGATGAGATAAATCTTTTGGCTGATAAATTAATCTTAGAGGCTCGCAGAAAAAGGGTTTCATTTATGAAAATTGGAATAGTTGTGGCGCTAGTCGCCTTGTTTGCTTATTCTTCTAGCAGTAACGCTGCGTGCGTTTATAAGAACGATGCTTGGGGAAATACGAAGTATACTTGTGATGGAGGCAATGGCGGCACACTTAGGACTGACGCTTGGGGTAACACGCGAGACAGCGGCACCGGGCTAACATATACAAAAGACGCTTGGGGCAATACAAGATCAAGCGATGGCACGACCTATAAGACTGACGCTTGGGGCAACACCCAAGGAAGTGACGGCACAACGGCTAGAAAAGACGCTTGGGGTAATACAACAATCACCAATGGCAGCAGCAGAACAACTTGCCGGACTGATGCCTGGGGTAATACCCGCTGTAATTAAGATCGAGGTTTCCCCTGACCTTTGAAGCTGGCCTGGTTCACCAGTGATCGAGAACGAACCACCTATTACTTTACGCTAGGGGGTGAATAATGAGTTAGCTTTTTTAAATCTAGCGTACCGTTTAACGGGAGACGCAGGACTGCCCACCTGTACGCGCAAAAGGGCGCTTTAGTTTAAAAAATGCCGAATATACGGTGTAATACACCTTAAAATGTACAATAGGTAAACCAAATGGCAGAAATACTTTGCAGTAAGATGCGTACACCTGACGGCACAATACTTGAATCGAAGCATCGCCACGATTATGTAACACATATGGATGCCAACGGCAAAAAGTACATTTTAGATGGTGGTTTAGATTATGTTAGATGCTCTGCCCACGGTGAAGAAGAAATGCTAACTATTTATACTGACCACCCACACGAATTGATAAGAGCAGCAGTCAAATGGGGAACTTTTGGTAAGCAGAGTGACCAGCCGTACAAACGGATTAAAATTGCTGATATGACTGATGAGCATTTGCAGGCTTGTCTGGGTACTCAGAAAGCCACCATGCGCCCAGCACTGCACAAAGTCATGCAAGATGAGCTGGAGTATCGCAATGAGAATTAAAATTTATAAGCTAATAGAGCAGATAGTTGAGCAAGGTACAGATGCAGGTTATCATAGGGCGCACAAGCATACCGATACCCCTAATGAAGAGACAATAAAAAACTGCATTGAGCAATACGTTATGAGTGGCTTTGATGAAGCATTTGAGTTTGATAAAGAAGAGTAACCCATATCATTTATGGTATGACTTCCATAATAAACCTGCATTTCCGATCATATCCGATAGTCTTTATACTCCCCGCTTAGTTGGTAGTTTTACCCCCTTAACACTTTTAGGCACCAATAATTCGCACATTAACGCACTTTTAGCAGGGAATATCCGTGATATACGCAATAGCAGTAGTTTTACTTGGCCTGTCAGCTATAGCCAACGATGAATTCAAAAGAGACTCCTAACGGGGTCTTTTTTTATGGTAGAATGCAATAACCTTTACTATGTAAAGAAAACTGATATTATGTTAAGGCCAATACAGCAGAAATGCGGGAGGCAAACATGAAACAGTTACAGATCACCCAACGTATACTAGAGTGCGAAGAACATGGCTGGTATGATTTACTGACTAAGGTAGATGGAATCACCCAGAATATACTGGAGTGTCCATCGGCAACCTTTCAAATTAAAGCCGCTTTAATCCTCTGGGCTGACTCCGTAGACATGCGGTCTAGTGCGTTACCACCAGACGAAGAGAGCATTATCTTGCAAAACCCATCAATGAATCATAAAGAAACATTTGGCGCAGAGGCATAATGACCGGACGACCTAAGTGGATACCTGATAAGGCTATATGCGAGCAAGCTTCTGAGATGGCTTCTCGCGGCCTTACGATCTCACAAATAGCTGATTGCCTTGGTGTTTCAGACGCTACAGTGTACGACAGACAGAACGAATACCCAGAGTTTTTGGAGGCTATAAAAAGAGGCCGAAGCTCTGGCATGGATAAAATCACTAACCAATTGTTCGAGAAAGCTATGGGCGGTGACAACACGGCTATTATCTTTTATCTAAAGCATAGAGATAGGGAGAACTGGGGCGACCAATACATTGAGCCAGTCAAAGAGATACCGCAAATCAATATCACGGTAGACCCGCGTGCAATTAACCCTTCCGCAGAGTGAGATCTTTCTCTGCCCTAGCCGCTTTGTTTCAGTGGTGGCTGGCAGGCGCTTCGGGAAAACCTTTCTGTCTACTGGGAAGCTGTTAGAGCAAGCAATCAAAGCCCCAAATAGGAACGTCTGGTATGTCGCCCCAACCTACGGCGCTGCTAAAGAAATTGCTTGGGATATGCTGATAGCCTCTATACCCCCAGAATACGTTTCTAAGACCAATGAGACTAGCCTAACCCTACGCCTCATTAATGGCTCTGTAATCGCTCTAAAGGGCGCAGAGAAGCCAAATAACCTACGCGGACGAGCTTTAGACTTTGTTGTCCTAGATGAGTTTGCAGATATGCGGCCTGAAGCATGGTATGAGGTGCTACGGCCTTCGCTATCTGACAGGCAGGGCGGCTGCTTATTTATCGGAACGCCAAAGGGAAGGAATCATTTTTACGACATCTGGGGCAAAGGCATTGACGGTGATGCTAATTGGTCTAGCTTCCAGTACACCACTTTAGAGGGTGGAAACGTACCAGAAGAAGAAGTTGATGCTGCAAGATCTGACCTAGATGAGCGCACATTTCAGCAGGAATATG